CACTTGATGGGAGAGCGGTATCTGCTTGACAGGCTTGAGGAGGTAGAGGGAGAGTTGACGTCTCAGCGGCACGAGGACATTAACCTTGCCGTTCAGCTATGGACTACACCGACTGTTGTAGACGCGGCCATCGGGGGGTCGCGTTTTCACAGTGGGTGGTAAGTGCTTTCCCCGGCGTGTCGCGACCATACCTGGAGCCTAGCGACGCGCCAGTAATCCGGCTCCGGGATAGGGCTGCCACCCTATTCAAACCCCGGTCGAGCTGCAGTATGAACAATGGGTACGTCAATGAGGTTTACCGAGTGCATGACCATACCTACGAGAACTTAATCCGTGGGTTTTGCACGCGGGTTTGGCGTTACAAAGGTGCCGAGCCGCTCCCCTGCACAGTTCACCGGTGGCCAAAGTTCGAGAGAGACCTTCGCGGGTTTCCTTGTGCTGCTTTGAGCTACCAGGATGTGGTGGACACAGCGTTACCGCGACGCAGAACCTTGTTGCAAGGGGCGGCCGACAGCCTCCTCCACACCCCAATAATCACGAAGGATGCCGCCGTTAGCACGTTTATTAAGGCGGAGAAGTTTAACTTCACGGCCAAGCCAGATGCGGATCCCAGATTAATACAGCCTAGATCGAACAGGTTCCTAGTTGCTCATGGGCGATATATTAAGGCGATTGAAAAGAAAATTTATCTCGCTATGTCGCGATTGCAACATCATCCCATGGTAGCCAAAGGGTTCAATGCTGAATCTACCGGGGCACTACTACGGGAGAAATGGGAAATGTTCAGTGACCCTGTCTGTGTTGGTTTGGACGCATCTCGGTTTGACCAACACGTTTCTCGTGACATGCTTAAAGCGACCCACAGGATTTACCGGCGGTTCATAGACTCGGCGGAATTTCGACGCCTCTGTGAATTGCAGTTACGAAATGTTGGGTATGCACGCTGTCCACAAGGGGGGTTTAAATATGAGGTTGAAGGGAGGAGGATGAGTGGCGACATGGATACTTCGTTAGGCAATTGCGTAATTATGTGTGCTATCACTTACGAATGGTTTGCCGGCAAGGGTCAAATCTTTAATAATGGTGATGACTGCATCATCATTTGTGAGAGGAGAGACTTGCCAGATTATGACCTATTAGCAGCGCATTATGCCCGTTATGGATTTAGGGTGGAGATCGAGCCTACCGTGGATGTGTTTGAGAAAATACAATTCTGCCAAACCCAGCCCGTTTGGGCAGGGCGGTGGGTTATGACGCGTCACCCGTCCATGATGGCGAAGGATTTAACTTATATTGGACCGCGTGAGTCACGCAGCTTGTGGTTGGATGCTATTGGACAATGCGGTATGGCACTTACTGATGGAGTGCCCGTAATGTCCAGCTTCTATCGCACGTTGTTGAACGGCGCTAAGTCCAACATTAAAAGTTCCATGGGCTACTCATGTGGATTTACACGACTAGCTGAAGGAATGGCATACTCCGGGCGACTGATCACCGCTGAAGCACGGATGAGCTTTCACCGTGCATTCGGAGTAGAACCTCAGATGCAGTATGCGCTTGAAACCGCTTTGGGCCCGGCGGGTGAATTATTTGAACTTACAACCTCTGATTACAGCGCACATCTAAAAGCCATCCTTCCATACATCAATGGCGAGAAAACCACGTAGACGTGGCCGTAGGCGTAGGCGGCGAGGGGGTCGAGCCCCTCAAGTAGGTTTGGCACTGGCCGTGCCTCGTGGTGACATCACCACGGGACATATGTCTTCCACTGCCAGCATACCATCTGGCTCCCCGGCTAACCCAGTCAACGGTTGGTTGTTTGAGTTGCCGGTTGACCCCCGAACTAATTCTTCCATCAGGTCGGCTATCGGTAACGCGGCTTACTTCCGCGTCACTCGGATTGCCATCATGACAATGCCTGCCAACGCCGATGCCACAGCGATTGCTGCCATCAGTAACGCTGACAGGGCTGCACCAGTCTCCTCTGGCACTTACGCTG